TATTAAGACAGGGTTTAGAAAATTTAGGTGCTGGCACTATTGCTCTTAATGAATTACAAGAAGCAGCAAACAGATTAGGAAACCAAACTTTATTCAACCAAGAAGAGTTTACAAGAGGATTTAACTTATTAACAAGTTTTAGAAAGATAGGTGTTGATACATATGAACGAGTTGCTCAAGCTGCTGCAGATATTGCTCAAGTTAACCAGGTAGATGTTAATACATCATTTATGCAATTAGCAAAAGCCTTGCAAGATCCAGAAAGGAATTTATCGAACTTAAATAGATCAGGTATTGCGTTTACTAAAACACAACAAGATGTAATTAAAGAGTTAATGAAAACAAATAAAACTGCAGAAGCTCATGCCATGATTCTTGGTATAGTTGAGGAAAGTTATAATAAACTATCACAAGCTGCTGCAGGGGGATTTGCAGGCAGTGTTGACTCTTTAGGCGAAGCATTTAGGGATTTTTCAGAGACATTAGGAAAAGCATTAGAGCCTGCTTTAATTGCAGTTACAAAAGGTTTAACAGCTTTAATTAAGGCTGCTGATGATCTTTTTAAATCACCACTTGGAAAGACTGCTGCATTATTTGCAGGAATTGGTTTAGCTGTTAAAGGTACTACTGTTGCGATAGGTTTAATTACTACTGCATTAGGTACTCTTGGTGGTGTGGCAGGTGTTACAGCAATAGCATTAAACGCATTACCGTTTGTTGCTTTGGTTACAGCTGCGGGTCTTTTAACAACAGCATTTTTTAAATTAAATGGTGAAAAACAAAAATTTAATAATTTACTCAATGAAGGTAAAGAAGATGAAGTTACACAAGCATTAAG